ACCCCGTGACAAACTTTAATTTTGCTTGGCGTTTGTACTCGGAGCTTGAGGCTAAGGGCAAGTGTGGTTTTAAGCCTTGGTCCCGCTCGTGCTAAATATTGACCGCCCCGCGTGGCAAGAGTTCGCCGCGTGTCGAGGTGCACCGACCGAGATTTTCTTTCCCGAGCCGGGGCACTACAAAACCGCTAGAGACGCTAAGGCTATTTGTGCGGGGTGTGAGGTGCGGCTTGAGTGCTTGAGGTTTGCTTTGTCTTTGCCGGGCCCGGGTATTTATGGCGGCTTGACGGCCCGCGAGCGTAGCGGGTTGCTTGAAATCTAGCAACGGTGTGCTATAACTGTCAGATATTCCGACTATCCGAAAGGTACACAATGACCAAAGACGAATTACTAATGCGCGGCTCGCGGGACCGTTGGCGCTCGGTCGCTATGACATTGGCCCACGAGCTTTATAAGCGGTCGCCACACTTGCCAGACCTTGACGCTTTCTATCTGCTACTCAATGACCCTTACGACGGCGACGGCGTCAATGGGAACTAAACCAGCAAGAGGCGTTTGTTGTATCTGTAACGACGAGCTCGACGCCGACTCTATCTTTCATTGGTCGCCCGGTTCTTGGGCGGTCTGGTGCTTTTATTGCTACAAAGGCGAGCATTACGACAACCTCGTAAAACTACAAAAGGAAAACCGTGACCCCCGAATCAATTGACCTCAAGCTTGTACTTGACGCGTACGCCGTACCCGACCCGAGCATTGTTGGCAAGCTCCCCAAACGCCGAAAGAATCCCGACGGGTCTTGGGGCTCACCCGTATACCTTGACTATGTCGGTCACGCTGATATCACCAAAATACTTATAGAGGTTGACCCGCTTTGGAATTGGGAGCCCGTCGCTTGGGAACACGGCCGCCCCGCAATTACCGAGCGCGACGGTATCGCGACCTTATGGGTACGCCTCACCTTGTTAGGCAAAACTATGCTTGGGTGCGGGTCCGTTCACGCCACCAAAGAGGACCTCGACAAAGAGCTAATCGGTGACGCCCTCAGAAATGCGGCTATGCGGTTTGGTATCGCTCTCGCCCTTTGGTCGAACGCGGAATGGGCAGAGACAGAGCACAAGCCAACCGTTGAAACCGTGACCCGTAAATATGTTTCAACCTCGCCGGCACCTCAACGGGTGCCCGCCCCGCCTAACTCGCCATTTGGTCCAACCGATAAACAACTAGGGCTTATTAAGCGCCTCGGTTGGAATGGCGACCCACCAGCAACCAAGCTCGAGGCGTCGGCGCTCATAGAGCGATTGAAAGCCCAACCAGAGCAAAGCGCCCCGAGTGACGAGGCACCTTTTTAATGGGCCCGTTAACGATTAGTGAGGCGTCGTTTCAATCTCAAGTAGTGGAATTAGCGCGCCGTTATGGTTGGCGCCTCATGCACATTAAACCGACACAAATAAGGTCGGGCCGTTGGGTCACGGCGACAACGGGAGACACGGGCTTTCCCGATTTGATTTTGTGCAAAGGTAAGAGCCTGATTTTTGCCGAGCTCAAGCGAGCCAACGGCCAACTCAGCGACAGTCAAAGGGTATGGCTCGACGCGTTAATACGAGCAGGGCAAGAGGTTTATCTCTGGTACCCGCTTAACTTGCCCGATATCAAAAACCGATTAGCGAAAGGCTAACAATGAATCAATACGAGCAACCCATACACCCAATGAGGATTACAACAGGCGCTCAAAGCTATTGGTATACTCATGTAGTTTTCGCCGTGAGGGTCGAGGCCGATTGTATGAGCTTTATCACGAGCAACGGGTTGATTTACTCAAGCCGTGAAATTGCATACGCCGAGACTCTCATAGCGGGCGAGTGGCTCAAGCTCTCCACCAAAAGTAAAGCGTCATGATTAAGCGGTCACCAAGGCCAGAGACTCACTACCTCATCGTAAGCAACCAAGTGGTACGCGATACCCAACTCTCATTTAAGGCCCGAGGGATACTTACTTACCTCTTGTCAATGCCTGACAATTGGAAAGTATCAGCGTCAGCAATCGCCAGAGCGTCAGAGCGAGACGGCCGTGAGTCAATCCTTAGCGGCCTCAAAGAGTTAGAGGGCGCCGGCTACTTAAAGCGATGGAGACACCAAGACGAGGCGGGCAACATGGTGAACGAGTCGGTCATATTCGACACCCCTAACCATGTGGGTAACCTTGTGGGTAACCATGTGGGCAAAGGTCCAAGTTATCCCCTACCGATAGCGGATTTCCCGACGACGGAAAACCCCACTACAAAAGAAAGAACTACTAAGAACAAACCCCTAAGAAAATCGGTTATTAACTCTACTAATAGAGAGCCCCGTATATGTGCACAATGCCGAGGCGCGGCATGGATACCAGACCACAACAACAACCTCACACCCTGCAATTGTGACGCCGGCGTAACTCATGGCTAAGCCCGAATACAACAATAAGAACTACCAAGAACTACGGCGCCGTTTCCTAGCCGATAGCCCCGTGTGCCATTGGTGCCACAAAGCCAAGGCCGACACCATTGACCACCTCATCGAAGTAGACCGAGGAATAGCAGACCCAAACGATACGAGCCTATGGGTTGGGGCTTGCCGACCCTGCAACTCAAAGCGCGGCCAGAAATACCAGACCCAAAAAAACCAACGAACCAAAACCGCGAGAGCCCGCGCAATGAGTCAACCCTTTTTGGACCGCCCCCACCAAGACCCCGCCGCTCAGCCTGCAATCTCTTTGAAACGAAATGAAACGGGAACGGGCGAGCTCGAAAATATTTTGGCGAGGACCGACGAGACGGGCTTGATACTCCCGAGGTTGGTAACGCCGAGTTGGGGGCAACCGAGTTACGAGCCCGAGGTGAGCGCGTGGGCCGAGCGTAACCTTGACCTCACCCTCATGCCTTGGCAAAAGCTCGCCATATCACAAATGCTCGAATATCACACCGACGACGGCGACGGCCACAAAGCCGGCGACCTTTGCCACCGTACCTCGCTTTGCTCGGTAGCGCGCCAAAATGGAAAAACGACCAGCTTGCTAGCCGTTATTGGTTGGGCTTTGACGGTCTGGCCGGTGCACCGAGGCGGGCCCGTGACGGTGATATCTACGGCCCACAATCTCAACCTTGCCGAGGCGTTATTTCATCAGCTCGCGCCGATACTTGAGGCGAGCTTTGAGGCCGAGGCTTATTGGTCATCGGGCCGTATGAGTCTCAAGCTCCCCGATGGGTCATATTGGGGAGTACAAGCCGCAAGGCCGGCGAGCTTTCACGGCCGTAGCCCTACCTTGGTGATTGCCGACGAGATTTGGGCAATTCAAGAGTCAATCATTGCCGACGGTGCGGTGCCCGCTCAACGCGCCCAACGGTCGCCTCTGCTCTCAATGTGGTCTACGGCGGGTACCGAGGACTCAAAACTATTTCAACGGTATAGGACCCAAGGACTTAAGGCGATTGACAAAGGCGTACCGGGTACTTTGCATATGGCGGAATGGAGCCCAAGCCCCGACGCTAACCCCAACCTCATAGAAACAATTAAGCAGGCCAACCCCGCACTCGGGCATACAATCACACTCGAGACACTCCAAGAGGAAGCACGCGACCCCGCTAACCGTACCGCTTGGTTACGCGGCGCCCTAAATATGTGGGTCGCCACCGCTGAGGGTTGGTTGCAATCAGGCTATTGGGCCCGCCAACTTTATGACGGCCCCAAGCCCGACAACCCTTTGGTACTCGCCGTAGAGGTAGACCCCGACGGCGGTTTGTACGCCGGCGTGTTTGGGTATCAGCTGACCGACGGCGGGGTGTATGTGTCTCAAGCTTTTGTAGCGTCAACGGCCGAGGAAATGTGGCAAATCATTGCCGACATTTTGCCCGCTACTTGTGGCCTCATTGTTGGCGCGTCGCTTGAGTTGGCGATACCTCAGAGCTTGAGAAAGCGCGCACAAATAGCGGGCTTTGGTGAAGTCACCAAATGGACTATGCCCGTCAAGGCGATGATACTTGAGGGTCGGCTCTGGCATGACGGCGCGCAAATGTTGAGCGAGCATTGCGCGCGGGCGGTCGCGGTCCGGACTAACGGCGGGAACAATACGACGCTCTCAACGAAACGCTCACCCGGTCCGATTGTCTTGACTCGAGCGATGATTTGGGCGGCCGCAATTTGTACTCAAAAACGCGCACCGAATAAAACAATGATTGTCGCCGCTACCCGTAAATAATCTCTCTGACTCATATAGTGGCGCGCTCGTTTTATTTGTGAGAGACTCGGGCGTATGGCATTGTTCAAGCGACAGAAACAAGTGACCGCTACTTGTGGCCCAACTGTCGTCGCCTCAAATCTTGGCTCTATCGTTAACGGCGTCGGAACCGGGCGCGATAGAGCCATGAAACTACCGACCGTCGCCCGTTCGCGCGACATTAACGCGTCGCTTATTGGGTCCTTGCCAATCCGACGCTACGGCACCCAATGGAATGGCGACTACCTCGAGGAAATCGCACTACCGCCAGAGCCTTGGCAATCACGGCCCGACCCCGAGTCAACCCGTACCCATATGCTGAGTTGGCTATACGACGATATGCGCTTTTACGGTTTCGGCGCTTGGTATGTGACCCGCCGTTACGCCGCGACAGGTTTCCCCGCCGAGTTCAAATGGTTACCCGCCGCTTGTATCCAAATTGTTAGCCCAAGCACCTACGGTAACTACCCCGTCGGCGGTATAACCGATATTCAATACAACGGCGTCTCACTAAATCGCGACGATGTTATTTTGTTCTTTTCGGCCGTTGACCCATTTCTAGAAACAGGCTCTCGGGCTATGCGAATAGCCGAGCGCCTAGACACGGCCGCCGAGCGTTTCGCTTGTACCGAAGTACCCGCCGGCTATTTGAAACTTACGGGCGGCGAGCCGATGAGCTCCGAGGAATTACAAGCGATGGTAGACGCGTGGAGCGACGCCCGACAAAACAATACGACGGCCGCACTCTCCGAGAATCTTGACTATGTCGCTACCGATGTTGACGCCTCAAAAATGCAACTCACCGAGGGCCGAAACTATGCCGACCTCGCTTTGTCGCGTGTCATGGATACACCGCCGTACCTTGTCGGCGCCCCAACGGGGACCGGCATGACCTACCAGAACGCGGTCCAAGCTCGCGGCGACGCCGTAGTGTTTGGGGCTCTGCCTTTCATTGAAGTTATAGAGCAAGTCTTGTCTAGCGACCGCGTGACCCCGCGCGGTCAAATAATCCGCTTAGACCGCTCGGCTTGGCTAGATAACCCGCTCGACAATAACGCCGAGACACCCGCCGAGCAACTCCCCGAAAAGGCAACAATATGAAAATTGAGCTCTCACAATCCTTTGACATAGTCAAGGCGGCCGACGGCGCTACTCCTAGCCGCACTCTGTCAGGCGTCGCCGTACCTTGGGACACGGTCGGCAACGCCTCGACGGGGCCGGTCAAGTTCCTACGCGACTCAATCCCGACCGACGGCCCCAAGCCCAAGCTTTTACGCGACCACAATGTACAAAACCCAATCGGCCTAGTGACCGAGTTGGTCAGCACCGAAACCGAATTACTATTCGACGCGAAAGTGTCAACGGTTCCCGAGGGAGATATTGCGCTAGCGTTAGCCCTTGACCTCGTGCTCGACTCGGTAAGTGTCGGCGTAGATGTTATTGAGTTCTCTTATGACGGCGATGTGCTCGTAGTTAGTAAGGGCATAATGCGCGAGCTCTCACTATTGCCCTTTGGGGCTTTTGAGGCCGCCAAAGTGGAAAAGGTCGCCGCCGCCGAAATTGAGCCCGAGCCCGAGGCCGAGCCAACCGACGACGAAACCGAAACCGAAACAACCAACCAAGAACCAACCCAAGAAAGTGAAAACGAAATGGAATTAGAAAAAATCAGCGTCGAGGCAACGGTGCCAACCTTTGTCGCCGCCGCGTCAGCTCCCCGCAAAGTCAGCGCCGCCGAATACATCAGCGCGGTAATTACAGGCGACCACGCCACCGTACGAGCCGCCCAAGGTAACTCGGGCGATATCCCGGGCCTCTTGCCCTTGCCCGTCGTTCAGGGTGTCTATGACGGCGTGTCAGCGTACCGCCCGGTCATCAGCGCACTCGGGACTCGCGGAATGAGTGGCGCGGGCAAGCAATTTATTCGCCCAAAAATCACGGTACGCCCAACAGTCAACGCACCCGGCGAGGGCGTAGCGTTCAGCTCAACCCCGCTCGAGGTCACCGACATTGTTCTCACAAAGTTGCTCTACGGCGGTTTCATCGTCGAATCAGAGCAAGCGATTGATTGGGCCGACGCCGATATCATCGCTCTCTACATTGAGCAACTCGCCAAGGCTTACGCCCGCCAGACCGAGAGCGTCGTTTGTGGCGTTGTCGAGGGCGGCGTTGGCTCAAGCTTGCCCGTCACCGATTGGACCGACGCGGCCGAGGTGCTCGGTCAGATTTACGGCGCCGCTACTGACATTTTTGCCGCCTCTGGCGATATGCCTACTCACCTTTTCGCAAGCCCCGACCGCTACAAGGACTTGGCCGTGCTCGAAACCACCGGCGGAGATTTCCTATTTCCGTCGCTTAACCCGAGCTCGGCTTTCGGTCAGCTTTCAGCCTCAAGCACCGCCGGCACCCCCGCAGGCTTGACACTCGTCGTCTCTAACGCTTTCAGCGCCGAGACTTTGATTGTCGGCTCCGCGAGCGGTGTAGAAGTGTTTGAACAGACCAAGGGCTCAATTGCGGTCAACAAGCCGTCAACGGCTGAGATTGAGCTTGCGTGGCGCGGTTACATGGTTAGCCATGTCATTGACGAGGACAAGCTCGTAGCAATCACAGACGCCCCCTGATTAACGGACTAAGGACAAGGTAAGGGTATGGCACTCGAGAAACGCGTAACAAACGGCGTAGCCGTTGCGGGAGTGCATACCCTCACCCTTGCCGATGTAGACGGCCTCTATATTGGGTATAGCGTGACCTTTGCGGGTTGCGGCGTATTCAATGGTACTCACAATCTCACCGATGTAGACGCGACGGCTAAAACCGTTGAGTATGTACAAGGGGCGGGCGGCCACGCTACTACCGCTTTACACGGTCAAGCCTCGGTAAATGTTCAATGGGCCGACTCCGACGATGTAACCGTGTTTCTCGGCGTAGCCGGCGACACCGATTGGCTCGACTATTGTACCGACGCGGCTAACGAGTTTTGTTGGGCCCGCCGTCAGGCCGCTAACTATCACCTAGATATTCCGAAAGTAGTACCAAACAAAAAGGTACTCGAGGCCGTCGTTTTATATGCCGGTTCGCTCTATCGCGAGCGCGGTTCGGTGGACTCCTACACGAGTTTTAACGAGCTACCGATTAGCCCGCCAATTGGAACTATGGGCCGAGTCAAGCAATTGCTCGGCGTAGAGCGACCGAGTTTCGCATAATGGGCGCTCTCAATGATTGTTGGGATTTGTTAGCCGACCAGCTGACCGACGCGGGTTTAAGCGTTACCCAAGACCCCCGCAATGTGACCCCGCCATGTGTATTATTAGACGCCCCAAGCTTTACGGTCCCGAGCTCTAAAGTAGTTTCGGTGACCATTCCGTGCCTCGTGCTTGCCCCGCCCCCGGGCAACTTCGAGGCCGTCAAAGCCATGCTCGACGATTGCGACATAATCGCCGCGTTACCGGGTGTACTCGGTACCACCGGCGCCCCGCAAATATTCGAGTATGGCGACGCTCAAATACCCGCGTACCGTATCAGCGTCGAGCTTACGGTCATTAGATAACCAACTAACAGAAAGAAACAAACCATGCCCTCACAGATTTTCACCGGCAAAGATATCACTATCAAAATCGCCACTATCTCATACGACGACCAATGTAACTCGGCCGTACTCACCTCTAGCAATAACTCGGTCACGGTCCAAACTTTGTCGGGTCCGATTAGTGCTCAGCTCCCGACCGCTTACGAGCTCACGATTAACGCTTACCAAGATTGGGGCAAGGTCGGCTCGTTCTCCGAGGCGCTTTGGGCGGCCGCGTTGACGGGTACCCCTGTCGCTTTTGAACTTTCGTTAGGGACCAAAAAGCTTTCGGGCTCGTGCGTGCCACAATTCCCCGACGCCGGCGGCGCCGCTGACGGCGTGCTTGAGTTCTCTTTGACTCTGCCAATTTCTGGCGTTCCGACTCTGGCTTAATCGTGCCCGCCGTACGCGGCGGTTGGACCACGCCCCCGCTACAAGTCAAAATCGGCAACATAATTAAGGGCGCCAAGTTTGAGGACAAGAGCGCGGCTACCGCTTTCGCGGTACCGATTGCTCGCGTTCTTAAAGCTGAGGCAATCAAAGCGGGTATAGCCGTCTTTGGTGCTGACCTTAAACCGTTCTCTAATAAGGCCGTCAAGGTGCGCGCGTACGATGAAATCGAATACGAGAAACCAACCGCGACGGGCGGCGGTTTCAACCTTTATATCTTTCTTAAGCCGGGCGAGCTTTGGGCTATCGGTCAATGGGGCACTTATGACCACCTCATCGGTATGCCTAAAGGTTTCGGGTCTGGCCGTAAGACGGGCGGCAAAGCTCAACTCTCGGCTTTCGGTCAACTTGAGGCACAAAGAAAGCGTCAACGGAAAATAGAGAAAAGGTCAGACCGCGCCTACCAAACGGTTAACGGTAAAAAGGCTTTGAAAGCGCCCGGTTACGCTCACCCCGTCAAGGGCCCTATCTTTGTCAAAGGTATGCCACCACGCGGAGCAATCAAGTACGCTTTTAAGTTAGTTAGGGAAATACAAAACGAGGTCGTCGGTGACGCTTGGCAAAAGTACATCGTTAAAGAAATACTAAAGAGTTGAGACATGGCTACAGACCCAAAAATTAATCTCAATGTTTCCACAAGCGACGCCGTCAAAAACCTCTCTACGCTTGAGGGCGCGGCCATTGAGTCCGATACCGCTATCGAAAAGATAGACGGCTCTACCGTCTCGGTAGACACCTCAGCGACAACCAGAGCCTTACAAGAAGTAGCCGACAAGCTCGAGCGCGTAGACGACAAAGCAACCAAAGCGGGCAAGCAAGGAATACCCGTTACGACTACCGCTTTCAAAGATTTAACCGAGGGCATTGGCGGCCCCGCGTCGGGTGCCATTGGCTCGGCTTTTAAGTTTGGCGAAAGTATCGAGGGCCTCGGTGACCTCGTCGAGGGTTTCGGCGGCAAACTCGGACTATCTGAGGGACAGATTGGCAAAGTAACAACCGCGCTCGGTACTACCCTCGGAGTTCTCGGCGCGGTCGGTGTCGCGTTCACCGTCGGCAAGGCCGCCTATGACCTTTTTACCTCTGGCGCTAAACAAGCCGCCAAGGACCAAAAAGAGTTTAACGACGCGGTAGACGCCGCCGAAAAATCTTTACGCGGTGTAGCCGAGGCGTTGAAAGAGGGCGACAAAGCGCGAGCTTTCCGCGATGTAGCCAAAGACCTAGAACCAATTTTACAAAACATGGCGACGGCGGGACTCAACGCTAGCGACGCCATTCTAGAAATTACGGGGTCGGGCAAGCCTTTTAGTGACGCGTCACGGAAACGCCAAGACGAAATAAATCGAGAAATAATTGCGCTTGAGGAGTTGAAACTTAAAGATGTTTCTCAAGCCGGCGAGATTAATAACAAAATTGCTCTCTTAAAAGATGAGAGAACCAATTTACAAGAGGTAACTAGGGAGATTGACGCCCGCCGCCTCGGCGTTGAGGGCGCTACGGCTATCGACAAGCTCGCCTATGAGGCTCTCGGGACTCTTAATACGACGGTTCAAGACAACACCGAGTATTACGAAAAGAACACTCAGAAATTAGAGGAAAACCGTCTCAAGCAATTAGAAATGATCGGGGCCAACCGAGAGCTTGAGTTGCAACTTCTAGATACCAAAGACGCGCTAGAGGGTTACGACGAAAAGATTTTGAAAGCCGAGGGCGATACCGACGAAATACGCCGGGTAACCTTGGAGACCGCCGGCGAGGTTGTCGAAATGGCTAAAGCTTTCGGTCTGCTCGCAGGCCCTGAGGGCTCTATTGAAAATATTAAGGCGACCCGTGAGGCGCTTACATTCATGTCGGGCGATTTAGCGCCCGGGTCAGCTTTGCGAAATAACATTCTCGGCACAGTCGCAGACCTTGCGAGGATTGAGACGGGGTTTGTATCTGGCGGGCCGATGACGGGCGCGGCTTTGGCCGCTCGAGAGGGCGGTATTAACGCCGGCTACCGTTCCAATACGACTATCAATGTGACAGTCACGAGCGCCGACCCGACCGCCGTTGTCAAAGCTCTACAAACCTATGTACGGCAAAACGGGTCACTACCCGCAAATCTGAGGTGATGGTATGCCGGGCGCCGATTGGATAGTAAAAATTAACAACACCGACTATTCGTCGGTAGTGATTAGCGCGACCTTTGACAACGGCCGTCGGTCATTCCTAGACGATTTCGCCGTGAACTATGCGACCGTGACACTTCGAAACAACCTCGGGCAATTCAATACTTTGGTACGCGGTAATCAAGTTTCTTTCTCTAACGGTGTCTCGGGTGCTCGGTTCCCGTTTTGGCTAGACCAAATCGCTTTTAACGATGAAATAGACGACGACGCTTGTACCGTGACCCTCGTTTGTTCTGATGTCATGGGCCGACTCGGTAAAACTTTGGCGGCCCCGTACAACATTGCTTTTGGTGCGGCGGGCGACATGGCCTATCTACAACAATCTTTTGCCGACGCGGTCAGCAACGGGACATATAAAGCCCCGCCAACTTTCACGCTACCGACCGGGTCGCTCACCGTTCACCAACAAAATAACTTACCCGACAATGTCAAATACCCGTTAGCTCAAATCGTTAATGTGGTACTCAAAAATGTACAAGGCGGGTTTTACTTGTACCAGCTGACTTACCCCGATTGGGCTTTTGTTCCCGTGACCCTAGATATGGTTTTGAGGAATGTTCCCGCCTACACCTTTGGCGAGTCGGCCACCTCAAGTAAAATTATTTGGGACCAATGCGGCCGTGACAACTACGGCGACCTCACCGCCAACTCGCTAACCCTCGAATACTTCAATACGGCCATACCCAACGCGGGACCCTATAACAATACGACAAGTATTAATACCGTCGGCATACAGTCAATGACCTTTGACGAGTTCAATAACACTTATTCGACGGGCGTAGCGTTGAACAACCCGCCGCCGCCCGTACCGGGCCCGCCTCAAGCCCTTGGCGATTGGTACGCGTCGGTACTTGCTGACCCCAATATGCAAACATTCCGTATTCGAGTCTCAAGCTTTGCTCAAGACGCTACGGCAATGAGTTTATTTGAGGCGAGCCTTGAACGGTTGTCTACCTCTTGCAACACTCTTACATACAAAAGACCCGGTAACGGGTTAGCGACCGAGCGGGTAAAGGTTGAGGGGTTCACCGTCACGATTGAGCCCGAGGTTACCTATTACGACATCTATTTTTCGCCAATAATCATTTACTCTCAACTCACACTCAACGAGTCTTTACAAGGGGTACTCGGCGGTACGGGAATGACTTACAATCAAGCGACAATCACATACAATCAAAGCGGTTGGCTTTACAACACCGCCGAGGTAGGGAACCGATTAGGATACTAAAACATGGCTATTAATTACCCGACAAGTTTGGACACTTTCACCAACCCAACCGGTACGAGCTTGTTAACCTCGCCCTCTCACGCGTTGCAACACTCCGACATTAACGACGCGGTCGAGGCATTACAAACCAAGGTTGCTATCGGTAACACGGTGCTAGGTACTTATATCTCCGTTACGCCTACTTTCCCGTCGGGCCTAACATTGGGCAACGGGACCGCGACCGCTCAATATTGCCGAGTCAATAACTTCGTGCATTATTGGGGCCGCGTCGTATGGGGTACGACAACCTCGCTCAATACTTCAGGGTTACAAGTTTCGCTACCTATTGCTTGTGACGCGACTTTTGCCGCGACTACCGCGACAATTGCGGGGTTTGTTGGTATTCGTGATGTCAGCGCCTCGGTGAGTTATATCGGGGTCATTAGACCTATTGAGGGTTTCCCCGGTGCGGCCTCGTTAAGTGTCCAAAATATAGTTGGTACATACCTAGCAAATACGGGAATTATTACAACTGTACCGATGACTTGGGCGAGTACCGATATTTTCGTTTGGTCAATGTTCTACAAGGCGGCATAACTCATGGCTATAAAAACTTTCTCAGCGGGCGAAATACTCACGGCGGCCGACACCAATTCATATTTGAACAACGGCGGCCTCGTATACCTCAAAGAGCAAAATGTTGGTAGCGCGGTTACGAGCGTCACGGTGACCGACGCGTTCAACTCTGGCTACCGAAACTACAAAATTATCTATAGCGGCGGCGTTTTAAGTGCAACGAATACTATTCACCTACGCTTTGGTATCGGTGCGACAATGACCGCTACAAACTACTCGGGCGCCGCGTTCTTTGTTACCGCTACCACTAACGCTTTGGGGTCATTAAGCGACAACGCGGCCGCCCAAGCTAGCTACGCCGGCGGCGGCGGCACGAATGGCGCCTATGTAAATATCGATGTACTCAACCCTCAGCTAGCCGCCTATACAGTATTTCACGGCGTTTTTAATCAAGACCCAAATAGTCGCTACGGTTCTTGTAGTTACGAGCAGAGAAGTATCACCCAATTTACGAGTTTCTCTTTGTCAGCCTCAGCGGGCACGATGACAGGCGGCACAATCTATGTTTACGGGTACCGAAAGGTTTAGCTATGACTTTCAACCCGTCAAAGGCCCTCATTGCCCTAGTCGGCCTTATCTGCATGACCGTACTCATCGCGGTTAAAGCAATAGACCAAGACCAAGGTTTGCCCATTATCACAATGATTGTCGGCTATTCGGTCGGTAACGGAATGGCCGCGCTCACCAATAAACCCGTTGAGCCAATTATTAAAAAGAAAGAGACAAAATGACCCGCAAATATACGGGCACCTCTGACGGTGTATCTCCCACAAAACGCGCAGGGCTCGAGCACTTGGTTGCTTGTATCGGCTACTTGAGCGGTAACAAACTTTGGAACAATGGAACGCGGGCGGTACGCCCAATGAGAAACAAAAGAGCTTTAAGCGTTCACGCGACAGGCCGCGCCGCCGATATGTCATACCGCAAAATTAACGGCAAAGGCTCAGACCGCGCCTATTCGCTTTTGTGGATTGACCTACTCGTTAAGCACGCCGACGAGCTCGGCCTAGAGCTTTTGACCGATTACTCATACACCAAAGGTAAAGGCGGCGGCCGTACTTGGAAATGCGACCGTAACGCTTGGCTAGATAATGACCGGGGCGTCATTGACGGCGGCGGCTCTGCCTCAAGTGATTGGTTTCATTTTGAAATATCCCCACTAATGGCCGACTCGGTCCCCAAAATGCAAGAGGCGATCAACCGCATAGTCAGCGAGTTACAAGCGGGTGCTTGACATTGCCGGCGGGAGTCGGTAAACCTTTGTCAACCACAAACGAGGCTTTCGAGCCTTTCCGACCGTAAGGGGTAAACATGAATACTCAACCGTCTCTATTCGACGCTCCCGAGCCCTCACCTTTTGATAAAGGTATGAGGCGTAGCGCCGAGTCGGCGCGCAAGTGGTCCGACTCCGAGGTACAAGCCGTAGACCGAGCTATTGAGGTTTGTATCAGACTCTTACCAGAGTGGACCGCCGACGATATTTGGACTCGGCTCCCTAAAGATTTCCCCGTAACCAAAGGACTCGGGTCACGCCTCAAATTATTTACTACCGCCGGCAAGATAATGCCAACCGACCGCACCCGCAAAAGCACGCGCGGCGGGGAGCATTGTCACGGTCAGCGCCTCACCGTTTGGATTTCACTATGAACCTTAAAAAGTTTTTTACTATCGCTATATCAACTTATGCCTTATGTTTTCTATTTGGCGCCGCTTGCTCTGGCGAGACGGCAGACCTCAGCACCCCCGCCCCAACCTTTCAACCCGCCGAGCTCTACCCGCCAATTCAACAAGTAGCAACCCCGCAAGAAATAGCCGAGGCCCAAGCACTTGAAACAACAACAACTCAACCAGCAACAACTACGGCGCCGGCATTAGTCCCCGCCGGGACACCTTGCGAGGAATGGGCCGACGAGGCCGTAGCGGGCGGTTGGCCTGCTGACCCGGTACTACTCACCGAGGTACTTTCAGAGGCTTGGTCCGAGTCGCGTTGTTTTCCTATTGGGCCCGAGGGTTATGGATACGACGAATACTCTAAATATTTCAACGGTCACGATTGGGGCGTCATGCAAATTAACCGCCCCGTACATTACGACTACGCGGTTGAGCTTTACGGTTCTTTCGAGGCTTTGCTTGACCCCGTGACAAACTTTAATTTTGCTTGGCGTTTGTACTCGGAGCTTGAGGCTAAGGGCAAGTGTGGTTTTAAGCCTTGGTCCCGCTCGTGCTAAATATTGACCGCCCCGCGTGGCAAGAGTTCGCC